ATAATCTAACCGAAGAACAATGGAAGATTCTAGAACCGACGATCCGTAAAGAAGGCTCGCAAATCTGGATCATTTTTAACCCTCGATTTGCGAGCGACTTCGTTTATCAACGATTCGTCATCAATCCGCCTCCGAATAGTGTGGTACGGAAGATCAATTATGATGAAAACCCGTTTCTATCGCGCACCATGTTGGACGTTATTGAGGCGGCACAGGCGGAAGACTTTGACGAATTCCAACATGTGTACCTGGGTGTACCGCGCGATAGCGACGATTCGGTTATCATCAAGCGGCGGTGGATCGAAGCGGCTGTAGACGCGCACCTTCGCGTAACGCCCGCTAAGGGGGTCTGGAGCGGCGTCTCCACACTTGGCTATGATGTAGCGGACTCGGGGCAAGATGCGAATGCTAGTGTGGTCCTAGGCGGTTCTGTGTGTGTCGCACTGGACGAGTGGAAAGGTGGCGAAGATAAACTGCTCGAATCGGTCGGTCGGGTGCTTGGGACGGCGCGGGCGCACGGTGTGCGCTCTATCGGGTACGACTCTATCGGCGTCGGCGCGTTCGTAGGATCGCACCTGAATGCACAGAAATGGACAAGTCACTATAAATTTAACGCTGGTGCGGCTGTATCGGACCCGGACAAGAAATACGGCAATACACAGGTGACGAACAAAGAGAAATTCAAGAACCTGAAAGCGCAAGCCTGGACTAGTGTCGCAGATCGGTTCAGGAATACTTACCTTGCCGTTACGGAAGGGCGCGGATACGACGCTGACCAAATGATTAGCCTGGACAGTACGTGCGACTCGGCACTGTTGACCAAGTTGATCGATGAGCTATCCACCCCGATGCGCGACTATGACACGGCGGGGCGCGATATGGTCGAGGGTAAAAAAGATTTGGCCAAGCGGGACGTTAAGTCGCCCAACTTGGCCGATGCATTTATCATTGCGGCGAGTCGCGGGTTGATCGCTGGTCGCAATGTGTCGGAGTGGATTTAGTCGGCCTGCTCCTTCGCGATGAGGGCGTCGATAATGGCGCAGCACAGGGCGAGGGGTGGGGTCGCACCTTTCGGCGGAGAAACCTTCAGATTGTACCCGTCCGCGTTCTCCGCGCGCCGATACAGCAGCGCGCAGCAGTTTTGAGATATGCCCCACACCCACCCTGGCAGCACTCGCTCACACAGCGCCACGGCGGCGCCGATAGACAACGTCGGGTTCAGATTATATCGCGGTGACGGGAAGCCATGGGGCGGAAGCGGGTAAAGCAGTCGCGTCTGTAGCATTCCGCGTTCGTCCCGAAGCTCGCTGGCCCCTTCTCCGTCTTTTTGTTCCCATCCGCCGATGGTGGTAAGCAATTCGACGCCAATCCTCTCGAATTGCTTATCCTCTGCGTTTGCCAGCCGGTCGCGGAGGTCGATCAGGGTTGCAAGGTCAGCCATTGGGAACATCGATGATTTTTTGGACAACAATAGGCTTCGCGTCTCCGGAGAACTCCCAGCAATCATCTTGCGACACGAGGGATTTTGTTTTTGCTTCGCGCTTGTCCTTTGCATCGACGTAAACGATAGTGTCACGGCGTACCCACATGTACATGTACATGTGCACTTCAAATACGGCCATTGTTGGCCTCCATCATCATCTGCCGCCGCGCCTCGGCCGTCTGGTCCATGACGTCGGCGCGGGTAATTGTTTCTTCTCCTTCCGCTGACCTTTTGGGCGGCACCTCGTAGCCAGCGGCTTCAATGATTTTGCAAACCGCTTCAAATTCCATCGCCCGAATCGCGATAGGACCGATAGGGTTGCGCTGTTGTCCTTCCTGTTCGATGCGTCCGCATGCGGACGAGAACGCGGCACGCGCGCGATTGAGGGGGCTGTCGCTTCTTAGTTCTCGCATTACTTCCTCATTTGACATGCGCATCATGTCACTCCCTATCCAATATGTTCAACTCCCCTCCACCCTATCCCGCATTGACCGCTCTGTCAACCCCTATCGCTTGCCCCACTCGCCCAACCGTGTAATAATGTTCCGTCTCATGGAGTCGTGCGCATGTCCGAAGAAGAGAAAATCCGTAAAGTAATGGCCGAGTTTGAAGCTGGTACACTTAAGTCCAGTTCGGGCCATGCTGTTACAAGTCGAGAACAGGCTCAAGCTATTGCACTTGCCGAGGCGAAAAATCATGCGCGTTAACTTCGACGGACTGGAAAACGCTGTTACGGGACTCGGCACGCGCAAAGACAAGCGCACGTATAACCGTTGGGCATATGCTATGCTCAACAATTGGGCAGAGCTTGACGCTTGTTATCAGTCCAATTGGATCGCACGCGCCATCGTGGACGTTCCTGCGCAGGACATGACGCGCGAGTGGCGGCGGATCAAATCGTCCTGGTCGGAAGAAATCGAAGCAACCGAGTCGTCTCTGTGTTTACAGGATAATGTGTCCGAGGCGATCAGTTGGGCGCGGTTGTTCGGTGGTTCAGCTATCCTCATGTTGACCGATCAGGATTTGTCCAAGCCGCTTGACTTGAACCGAATTCGTAAAGGCTCGCTCAAGCGGCTTATGGTGTTTGATCGTTGGGAAATCCCGGCGCTCACGTTGAACACATGGGATGTGTTGAGCGAAAATTACCTTCGCGCGCAGTTCCATATGGTCAACGGCGGACAGCAGCAAATTCATTGGTCGCATTTTGCCTATTTCATGGGCGAACGACTCCCGCGCCGCATTCTTGCACAGACGCAGGGATGGGGCGACTCGGTCTTGCGCAAGTGTATCGATGATATTAGCGATATGGTCGCGGCGAAGGACGGTATCGCTAACCTGATGCAAGAGGCGAACATTGACACGATTACGCGCACGGGATTGGCCGATGCGCTGAGTAGCGATCAAGACGACGCGATTATTAAGCGTTACGACTTGTTTAGTCTCATGAAATCCTCGCTGCATATGGCGCTGCTTGATGGCGACGAAACACTTACGCGCCAGACGTTAAACTTGTCCGGTGTCGCACCGATCATCGAGCAGTTCATCACCTGGATCAGCGGTGCGGCGCGCATGCCCGTTACAAAGCTGTTCGGCACGTCTGCGAAGGGCCTTAACGCCACGGGTGAAGGGGACATGCGGAACTATTACGATGACCTAGCGGGCGCACAGGCAAAGATGGAACGTCCGTTGCGGTGCATTGACGCGGTGATGGTGCGCAGTGCGACGGGGCAGTGGCCGGATGATTTTGATTACGAGTGGAATCCGCTTGAGCAACCTAACGCGGTTGAGGAAGCACAGGCCGAATTGCTCCGGGCGCAACGTGATGCGGTGTACCTAGAGTCGGGAGTTGTGGAACGCTCGCAGGTGATGCGGAATTTGCAGTCTGCGGAAATGTATCAAATCACTGTCGAACAGATTGATGAACTCGAAGCGGAGGAACAGGCGGAACCGGATGATGCAATTCCGCCTGTTGACCTGACTACACCTACGCCCACCACAGGATTGCCCTAGGTGGAAGCGTAAGGTTCCGTCGCGCGCGTTCCGCATCACATCGGTTGCGGTATTCGCCATGGGCGAACCATGTTCCCGGGACATGTAGCGACAAGACGAGCAATTGATACCATCCGTCGCCGGTCGCTTGGATGCGGGAGAGTGGGGCGATCATAGCTCATTGCTCCCCGCGTCGCGCTTAATCCCGAGTGCGTCGCGCAACAGTTCACGCTGTTCAATGCGCCCTTGTTTAAATGCGTAGTTCATGAGCATTACGACTTGACTCGCCGACAATGGGAAATCATGGTGCCATACTTCGACGCTACACCGTGCTATATCGCCGCGATAATTGCTGCAGATATCGCCCGCATCGTCAGCGATCCAATTTGTATACCCTGGACCTTCCTGTTTCATGACTCACCCTCGGTTTGGTTAATGCGACGATTCCACCACTCAATTGCCGCTCTTTCCGCTTCCTCTATCGTGTATATCATACCATCTCCCGGTACATATTCTTCGTCGGCAAATTCTATGGACCTCGCATCGCACGCGGTACATCCGACTAATCGCTTGCCGGGATAGTAGCCGTACGAACCGGGGATGCTCATCATCTTAGCGGGTGCACCGCAAAACGGGCACGGTTTGAGGTCAGTCATCGCCAACCCCTCACAAAATTCAGATCATCCTCGCCGATCTCAGCGATTGCATCGCGTGCGGCTTGTTCCTGGGCGAGTTCAACGTCGCGTTGCAGTTGTTCGAGAGTGTGGGTCATTCGGAACGCTCCTTCGCGATTCGGATTGCTTCGGCTTTTACGTTTTCGAGGGTATCGGGACGGTGCGCCGTGTTGTAACCCATCCCGTACCAAAACCAGTTATCGCCCTTTCTGATTTGTTGGGCGAATGCAATTTCTTCCCCGTCTTTTCGCAATACGCACATCGGAACATCGAACGGGCCGACTCGAAGTTTTTTCCATCGCAACATTTCTTGACCACTCCCTAATCATGTCTAATCACTCCCCCACTCTACCCCAATTGACCACTATGTCAACCCCTTCCGTTGCGATATACTCGGCGCATGGCTGAGAATTATCTTCAAGAATGGACGCAAAAGCAGATCGAGCAAGCCGGTACGCGCAAGCCGAAAGGCATTGAACCTTCGCGCTCGGTCGAGGTTGACTATCGCGCCACGCTCCGCCGATTGGTTCGCAGCGTGCAAGCCGATATCAATCAGTACGTCATGCCGCTATTGCGCGACATTGCGCCGCAGTATCAAGCCGACTCGGCTATCCCCACGCGAGACGCCTGGACGGACACGTTACTTGCAACACTCCGGGCAGTTGTGACGCGTTGGGAGTCGCCCGAGTTTCGCGCCTGGGCCGAAGGGATCGCGCAACAGTTCGTGAAGTCGGCAGATCAAGTTAACGCGGATCGGTTTCGCAAAGACATGAAGCGATTCGGGATTGATATCCTAGGCGATTCGCCGGTCATATCGGATTACCTGTCATTGAGCGCGGCGGATAACGTGCGCCTAATCCGATCCATCCCGGAACAGTATCTTACGCAGATTCAATCAATCATCATGGCGAATGTCCGGGCGGGCCGTCGTCCCGCTGCGATCCAAAAGGCCCTGGTGCAACAGTTTGGCGTGGCGGAGAACCGGGCGAAATTGATCGCGCGGGACCAGACGGCAAAAATCAATTCCGATTTGGCACAGAAGCGCCAGCAAGCGGCAGGGTTTGAGTATTTCCGGTGGGTCACGTCAAAGGACGAACGGGTCCGAGATAGGCACGAACAGATCGCCAAGGCAGACGTAGGACACGGTAAGGGGGTGTATCGGTATGACGATCCGCCTAAAGGCGTTACAGGAAATCCCATAATGCCGGGGTCAGGCGAAATAAATTGTCGGTGCGTAGCTGTGCCACTGACTCGGCGCGAGGTCGAGGGTGAGAAATAGTGGTAGACCCGGCAGGATTTGAACCTACATCTGTGCTGTTATGAGCAGCCAGCTTTATCATTAAGCTACAGGTCTACATTGGTGCCGGTTGACGGGATCGAACCGCCGACCCACGGTTTACAGGACCGTAGCTCTACCGTCTGAGCTAAACCGGCAAAGGATGGTCAACGGCTGCTAACATCCCGCGACTTGGCGTGTCGGGCTTCGCATGAAATGCAGTGACACGTACCGTTGACCACTACTCTACTCACGCTGGGCGGGTTAAACTTAGCGGCTAAGCCGTACCGCGATTAGGCGGCTCCCGGTGTCATGCCCCGCTTTCACCGGATACTCTACGATTTGGCGACCGTGCCGAGTTGTTCGTTTCTGAGTGACTAACCGTACACAACATGTGTCCGTCCTTGAAACGCTCGACACGGTATTATTACGCCAACCCCTACAACCTACCCCGCATTGACATCGTTGTCAACCCGCGTAATGCGATCACCGAAACCGAGACGGACAATTTCGATCGGGTTGTCGTTCTCGTCGCGGAATTCAACGATATCGCCTTCCCAAATGATTTCCGCAACATTGTGAACCGCGAACGACGGATTGAACCGCAAGTAAACTTGATACGAGTGAGTCATTTTTACATTACCTTCCCAAAGAAGCCACCGAAGTAGAGCAGCGTGACGGTAATTCCGATACCCACGAACTGATAGAACATGTTGTATTTCTCGGTGCGTGGTTCACCGTGCTTCATAATGTGCATCCCCGCACCGAGACTGAGCAACACGATCATCGTAATCTGTGGCCAATGCATTTCCATTTTTACATTACCTCCATTTTCAGTTTTTTCGCCAGGGCCAATTCGGCCAACGCGCCGGGCGAATCTTGATAACCCGACAAGAGCTTGATCGTATCGCACGCTCGGAGCATTGCAAGCGCGATATCCATATATGCAAATTGGGTCAACCCGTTCGGCAACATTGCTGGGTTGACCACAACGTGTCCTTCGTCGCGCAACGCCTCAGCAGCGGCACAGAACGCAGCGTGGTTGTAGTCGGGCAATCCGGTCATCGGGCCGGAGATGTAGACGCGGCGCGGTTGCACCTCCCCGTCATCGAGTCTCACCGAGTCAAGACTTTCTGACTGAACCAAGTCAACGATACTATTGCAGGTGTACCACCACCACCCAGACGGTGCGGAAAACTCGCCCCATGTCTTACCATCCCGTAACTGTCGCCGAACGAACCGAATCGCTTCGTCGCGCATCATCGGCCATTCGACAATTTCTGTGTCGTTATATAGGTTCGTTCTGGTCATGAGAAGTGCGCCAATGACGTTCCGCCACAACCATACCGGTCCATCCGCATTGTGTGGCGCAACGCAACCCATGTCTTCCGCGCCGTCCGCGGTGGTATCTTCGCAACACTTAACAAACTGGTGGAATGTCAGCTTGCTCGCGTCAATCGCTTGGTTCGGTTTGAGGATCATTCGCCGGACTCCATGACGCTAAGAGTCTGGTCGGCGAGGCGGGCCGCAACCGGATCGGTTGACGCGGTGATGGCAAGCAAGGTGTGCCGGATCAGACGGAGCGTTTCGTCGGATGGGGCCACGCTTGCGGGGATCGGTTCAGGATCGGAGGCTGTATCGGTTTCGACTCGGATCGGTTCATCCGTGACGAGTTCGAGATTGTTCGGGGTCACATGGTAGCCCCTATTTTTAGCACACCTCCCATCACAATCGTGAAAGTCTTCATCTTCAGTGTCGAACCCCACCGCAAAGCATTTGTTAGACCGCTTTGAGACATCCTCAATCCTCCCGAGCATTCCGGTAATGTCAACACCGTCTACCACACCCTTACCGCGCACCCGATCACCAACTTTGAACATCTTTCAATCCTCCGTTTTTTGACGTTACGGTCAAACCTTATCACGCTTGCAACGTGTGTCAATGCGTAATATACTTGCGTCGTCACATTTTGAGGTTGACTAATGCTCGTCACAGTCTGCGACCGTATTTCTTATGAAATTAGCAAGCGCGAAATTACCGACGAAGGTTTTTTGCGCGTTCCGGGTCGCGTCGCTCGTGTCGGCATTCAGGATTACCTTGCGTCGGAACTCGGCGTTACTGACACGTCGCCGAACGATATTATCAAGGTGTACCGCCCGGAAGAGTCCGTATTCGATCAAGCGTCCCTCGACTCGTACAATGGTGCGGATGTAACGATTGAACACCCGTCCGGTTTTGTTACGCCTGACACATATCGTAGCGTGTCGGTGGGGACGGTCCGGGGTTCGGCGAGTCGAGACGGCGATTACGTCGTTGCGGATTTGGTCATTAAGGACAAGGCCGGTATCGAAGCGGTGGATTCGGGTAAGGTTCAATTGAGCGCAGGTTACAGCGCGGTTTACGACGATGAAAATGTCCCTGCCGATCTAAAAGCGCAGGGTGTGCGATTCATTCAACGCAACATCAAAGTCAATCATGTTGCGTTGGTGGATAGGGCAAGGGCTGGTGCTCTCGCTCGTTTGTTCGACGGCAAAGCGGAGGTTGCACCTATGCCGGTAAAAATCACTCTCGATACGGGGCGCACCGTCGAGCTTGCGGATGAGGCTACCGCCGCGCTCATTGGCGATGCGTTCGACCGTCTCTTGAAGCGCGTTAAGGACGCGGAAGAGATGAGCGAGGAAGAGAAGGCTAAGGCGGAGATGGAAGCGCAGTCCAAGGATGAGGCGCTTAAGAAGTCGTCCGACTCGGCCATCATGGAACGGGTGAAGGGCGTTCTTGATACGCTTGCGTCCGCCCGTAAGAAGGTCGGCGCGGACTTCACGTGCGACTCGGTTGACGTGTCCGCGATCCAGCGCGCTGCGCTCGTCAAGGCTTGCCCGGGTATTGATTGGGCCGATAAGTCTGCGGTCTATGTTCAGGCCGCTTGGGATATGCTGCCTGACGAGGAAGAGAAGAAAGAAGAAGAGTCTACCGACTCTCTCAAGCGACTCGCCGCCGATGCCGCTAAGACTCCGGTCAAGATCGGTGATGCGCGGGCCAAGTACAACGCCGATATGGGTTCGGCGTGGCGTAAGACTGCGGAGGGCAAGTAATGGCCGTACAGACCACGTATAGCATTGAACATGCTGTTGCTTATGCGGGCATGCTTGCCGATGAGCAGATTTTTAACTCGGTGTCCAAGCTGAACGCTGACACCGTTACGATCCCTTACGGTAAGGGTGTCGTCACCTCGGGCGAAGAGGGTGCGATCCTTCCGGTTCCGGCCAGCACTGCCGCGCAGTTCATCGGCGTCGCGATGCGCGAACTTAACCGCGCGTATGCCGATGGCGATACGTTCGGCGCTCCGGTTGATCGGGATTTCACCGTTGTTACTCACGGTGTCATTTGGGTCACTGTGCTTGACACTGTTGCCAAGGACGCCCCGGTTTATCTTCGTGTCGGTGCAACCGGCGCGGGTGACTTTTCCGGTGTGGTCGGCACTGGCGCGACTCTCGGCGTACTCGTTGCGGGTGCTAAGTTCTTGACCGGCGGCGACGCTGGCGATTTGGTCAAGGTTTCTCTGGGCATTGGGGGTTAAACGATGGTCCATCCAGTCACTGTTAATGATTCGGCTACGGGCCAGTCGTATACCTACGACATGGACGCTCCTGTTGCCACGGTAGACGACGGCCTTGCGTTCTACACTTCGCAGCTTGCCGTTCTTGAGGCGAAAGTCTACGAGGTCAAGTATCGCAACATCGTCTTCATGGACTTTGTGCCGGTTGACCAGAGCGATCCCGAGTGGGTCGACTCGGTCGAGTACATTTCGTATGACGCGGTGGGTGTCGCGAAATTCATCGGTGCGAATGCCAAGGACTTGCCGGAATCGGATATCAATGCTGCCAAGAGCATCATTCCGGTTTTCTACGGCGGTACGTCCTTCTCTTACAGCCTGGACGAGTTGCGCAAGTCGCAGCAGCTTCGTATTCCGCTGGACGTGACTAAGGCGAAGATGAACTTCCGCGCCTTCCAGGAACACGCACAGAAGGTCGCGTTCTTCGGCGACTCGGCGCGTGGGATCACCGGTCTGTTCAACAACGCCAACGTGGCACTTGATGAATCGACCGTGGACTGGGCCACCGCGACAGGTGCGGAAATCGTGGAAGACATGAATAGCCTCATGATTGAGGTGTGGCAGAATTCCGCCGAAGTTCACGTCCCGAACGTGTTCTTGCTCCCGTCCGAAAAGTTCGCGCAGATTTCCTCGCAGCGGATGGACTCGGGCACCGATACTACCGTGCTGGATTTCTTCAAGCTGAACAACCTCTACACCCAGCTTACCGGCCAGCCGTTGACCATTCGGGCCAACTTCGAACTCAACACTGCCGGTGCGGCGGGCGTGGGTCGCATGATGGCCTACGAACTCAACGACGACAACCTGACCATGCGCATGCCGATGAACTACCGGCAAGTCGCACCGCAGCCGGACGGCTTGCGGGTTATGGTTCCGGCCGAGTACAAGTTCGGCGGTGTCGAGTTCCGCTATCCTGGTTCGGCGGCGTATCGCGACGACTATACTCCGTAATACGACGGGTTGAGTAGAGTGCAACGGTACGGCCCACCTCCGGCAAGAGGTGGGCCGAGTTGATTCAGGCGATGGACCAGTCGTAATCATCAATTGTCATTACGGACTCCTGCCCGTCATACTCGTCGATTCGATATCGCGTTCCAGGAGACAGTTCCACGACATACAGGCGCGAAAAATTACCGTTTGCGGCAGCGCCCATTTCTTCTACCACCTGAACGAGATGCGGGTCGGTCCGGTCGATATCATATTCATATACTTCCGTCTTCCCAGATAGTACGGAATATCTGGTGATTGCTTCGGGGCTGAGCCCAAACCCGCCAAAGCAACCGTTGCATACAATCTTGGTCATCTTCCCACACTCCCTCTGCCGTGTTGTTTCATCACGTCCCAACCCTAACCGCCCTTGACCGACCTGTCAACCCCTATCGCACCTTGCCCGCCGCGCCACATCGTGCAATAATATCCCGTCTCAATCCAACCCAAATGCGGAGTCATTCTCCAATGCTTCTGAAAAACAACTCGCGACGGATGGTTATCACCGTTTCGAAGCCGTCCACTATTGTCAAAGGCAAGGTCGAAGTCGGCGAGAAATTCCGGCTCAAGGCCGCTGGTCCTGCCGTTGCCGTTCCGGACGAGCTTTGCAAGGGCCAGATGATCCGTGCCTTGATCGAATCGGGTGATGTAATTGTCATCCCTGAGTCGCTCGCTGCGGTTGATCCGCTTGCTGAACTCCGGGCCGAAGCCGAATCTCTTGGTATCGAGGTGGACAAGCGGTGGGGCGAAAAGCGCATTCAGGAAGAGATTGCCAGAGTCAAGGCGGCTGAATAATGCAAATCCAGATCGGCGCGGGACAGTCCGTAGAGCTTTACGCGGCGACGGGAATCGCTCCGGGCCGATCCATCATGATTACGTCTGTCGCGGGACCGCGTGTGGAGGTATCGGACGGCGAGGCGGTGGCCTACGTTGATCCGACCGAAACCCACATCACCCGTGACGGTTCGGCAACTCTCACCGTGTCGTGCTATCTTGCCGCCGTGGTGAGTGTGACAGAATCTCCGGTGTTCCAGGCGGCGGGTTTTCCATCCGGCGCGTTCGATGGACGGCGCGCCCTTACCACACAAACGTGGTACGAAGCGAAAATCAAAGACGGTCGTACGCACGAAATCAGCGTAGACGTTACGCTCGCGGCGAGTGGGTCGCTTGACACCGTGATGCTCACTGGTGCGAATCCTGTCGTTCTCAAGTCGCGCACGCTGTGTTTCGATGGTGTCGGAATTAATGCGTTCATCTACCGCGATTCGGCTTATACGGGTGGCACGCCACTTGAATCGTATAACGTGAACGATATCAACCCGTATACACCGCAAAGCGTGTTCTACTCTGGCGCGACGATCTCGCTCATCGGTGAACTGACTCGCGCGCCCCGATACGTATTCGGCTCAACTAATGTCACGTCGGCGGGTGTGGCGTTCCAGGCCATCGAGGCTCCGCAAATCCTCAAACCGAACACTGCCCATGTGTTCCGCCTGACCAATCGCAGCACGACAGGGACACAGCGTGTTTCATCGCTTGTCGAATGGTATGAAGGCCCCATTGACCTCCCGGTGATTTGACATGGTAGAAATTAACATCGCAGCATTCCGTCTCGCTTATCCTGCTTTTGCGGACGATTCGCTTTGGAGCGACTCCACGGTTGAGGCGGCGTTGTACGAAGGCGACGCCGAAACAGGTGGTTGCGGTTGGGGTGGTTATGCCGACGAACCAAGTAATTTCAAGCGGCGCGGGCAATTCCTCTATGCCGCGCATTGGCTCGCGGTGACGTATCCGAACGGCGAGTCCAGCACGGTCGGAGCGTCGCAGCTAATCACGGCGAGCAAGTCGGTGGGTGACGAGTCGATTAGCTACGCTGCCCCGACCGCACAGACTGACGCGGGCGACGCTTGGCTCGCTTCTAGCAGCTTTGGTCAGCAATTTATGCGGTTGCGCAAGCGGGTCGGGATGGGCGCGCGGGCGGTGTGATTAACGAGGGCGCTCCTCACAGAACGACCCGCATTCAAAATCTAGCCCTTTAAGTGACCTGCCGCGCGCGTTGGGATCAAGTTCATCGAGATATAGGCGCTTGCCCTTGTGCTTTACGAGCTTACACCCGATTCGGCGGGATTGTTCGGCGCGGGCATCAAAAATTTGCGGATACTCTCTACGGACAAGATTCCAGTACGTAGGAGATTGCGCTTTGACGCAACCTATGCAGTTTGCATTTGGAAAACCCTTCTGGTAGATACTAGGGCCTTTGATTCCGGCATTTCTCAATATATTATGACAATCTTGTTTCGTATATCCCCACCATATCAGCATGGGGAGTACATTACTTCTTTCTCCCATGGTAAAACGTTTATGGCGTTTAGTCTCTTCGGCTGTAAACCCAAGAACGTGCCAATCTGGCGCATTGATGTTTTCCCAATGTTGTCGCGCAACTTTCTTCAGTTCCGACGTGCAAGGCGCACCCGCGATTCCCGCCATATATTTTCGATCGTTCCACACTTCAACAGCGGATGCGTTCGGGTACTTCGGGTTTAGGGCGGTTTCAATCTGAACACCTAACCACTTTTCAACATCATCTTGAAACCTGAGATTATCTTCGGGTTCCTCGATGACAGGGTTAGTTACGATTCGTACTTCTTCGCTTGCGCCGAATATATCAACGGTTAACTTTGCTGCGACTGCACTGGCCGCGCCGCGAGAGAACCACACCGCTATCATTTATATTCACCCCGACGAATCTATCCGGACTCATAGTAATTCGACCAGACTGGGCCGTCAACCCCTATCGCTTGCCCGCCGCGCCACATCGTGCAATAATGTAACACCCTTGACAGAGTGAGCCGGTTATGCCCTTGAAAGTTTCCGTTTCGGATATCCAAAAGTCGAAAGCGGAAATCCGGAGCGCGCTCGGAAAGCTGATGACGAACAAGTTCGTAACGGTCGGAATTCACGACGATGCCGGTTCGCATCCCGATACTGATTTGCATAACGCGCAGCTTGGTGCGACGCTTCATTTCGGCACGGATACCATTCCGGCGCGCCCCTGGCTAGACGCAGGTGTGGCGCAGGGTAACAAGGTGTATCTCGATATCATCGCGGACGGGATGGAGGACGAGTTGCTGCCTGCACAGATTTTGGAACAGGTCGGCGTGAAAGCCGCCGCAACGGTACAGCAATACATGACCGACTTGCGCGACCCGCCGAACGCGCCCGAGACTATCCGCCGCAAGGGATCGTCTAATCCGCTGATCGATACCGGCGCGCTCCGGCAATCTGTAACCTATAAGATACAGGGCGGCAAACCTAATGAGGGTATCGGCTAATGGCAACGTCGGAAATCAATGTACTGATTCGTCCACGGTTCTGCAAAGCGTGGGTGTATCTGTGCGTGATGCTAAATCTCCCCGCGCGATGGGCGTTTGAGGTGGGGAGCATCGGCTAATGTCGCTTGATATGCAGGGCCACATCGATTCGGTTTTCCAGTCCGTACCGGCGACGCGCAGTTACGAGTCGGCGGGCGGGTACGTGGATGGTATCTATGTTCCCGGCACGCTTCAAACCATGTCACACGTCGTGACGTTGCAGCCGCTCAACGCGCTCGAAATCCAGTCATTGACCGGTGCGGAACGTTACGTTGACTTGCGTAAAGTCTACGTCAATGATGGGCAAATCAGCACACTCGCCAAGACGGACAAATGGACGTTTACCGGAGTCGAGGGTCAGTATAAAGTGATCCAGCTTGACGCGCGCGCGTGGCGCAACTACGCAAAGATTATAGTGAGTCGGATCGATGACGGAACTTGAACTCTTTGCTCTCGTGCGTGAAATCGTTCTACTTGTAACGGGCGTTCCGACTGTCATTCTTGCCGATCAGAACGCGCCCGCGCCGTCCGGACCATACGCCGCGATTCGCCCTAAGCAGTCCATTGCGGAACGCGGGCAAGCAAACATCGTCCGCACTGTTGCGGCGGGCGGTCTAACGCTCTCCGAGTCGATCAAGGCGCAAGTCGTCACGGAAGTTTCGATCAACTTCTATCGTACCGGTGCGCACGACTACGCCGAAAAGATGAAACAGGCGGACAAGCGTTCCGATGTGTTCGCGATCCTGTATAAGGCCGGGGTGGGTTGGCGCAATTCGGCGGCGATCAACAATCTAACATCGATCCAAGCGGACAATTGGGAACAGCGGTCACAGATCAGCATTTTCCTGATGTATGAGGTCGACCAATCTGTGACGGTCAATACTGTCGGCTCCGTGGTAATCGCGGTTGAGAATGAAGACGCCGACCTAATCGAACAGGTTGAAGTAACCGAACTGAGCGTGCTATAATGCACGCGGTGAATTTTGGAGGCTCGTCCAATGAGCTATAGTGCTGACCAGATTATCCAGGTGAATGTCAACATCACCTCGGCGGGCCTTTCGACGGCCAACTTCGGCGAAGCGGTTATGTTCGCGCCGGAATCGGAACTTCCTGTTGGGTTCGATGTGGATACGTATCGCGAATACACGTCGCTTTCCGAACTTGGTGGGGATTTTGCATCCACCACCGAAACCTATATCGCCATGAACCGATGGCTAGGCGGCATCCCTTCGACTCGCAAAGTCAAGGTGTGGGGCGTGGCTGACGCGGATGCGACGTGGACCGACACGCTTAACAAGGTGCGGGATTCCATCTGGTGGTATTGGTCTTTCTTTACCGCTCCGGTGTATGCCGTCGCGGCGGACGTGCAGCTTATCGCGGCGTGGCACGATGCCAATACCGCAATGTTCATGAATAACCAGACCGGCGCGGCGGTGACAGCGATCCGCAATCCGGCGCTTGATACCGACATCGCGTCGGTATTGACCACCTCGGGCTATCGCCATACTGCGACGTTTGCTCATGCGACCGACCCTTATGCGGGTAACGCGCTCGCTAAGTGGTTTGCCGCCGTGAACTACAACGGCACGACCACCACGATTACGGGCGAGTATAAGAAGTTGTCCGGTGTCGCGGCGGAAGATTTGACCGGTACGGCCAACGGCGCGATGAAGCTCGCCACGAAGAAAGCGATCTTCTATTCTGTCGTGGATTTGCAAGGCTCGGTGGACTCGGGTCGGGTCATCAACTCGTTTACGCATTCAACGTTCGGCGAATACTTGGACGATGTGGTAAACCTCGATGTGTTTGTGAATTATCTCACCGTCCGTCTCTACAACGCCATTGCGACTGCGAACACGAAGGTTCCGCAGACTCCGATTGGTCAGTCGCTGCTTATTGGTCGCGCCCGCGCCGTATGCGAACAGTTCATTGAGAACGGCTATCTTGGGCCGCGCAACTACACCGATCCGGACGATGGCGTAGAAAAATACACGGCGGGATATGAAATCCTGACCGCGCCCGAGGATATCCTTGATTTGACCGAAGTGCAGCGCGCGAACCGCGAATCGGCTCCGCTCCGCATCCGTGTCTTCCGGGCCGGTGCTATCCACACTGTCCCGGTTGATGTGTACGTTTACTAAGGAGCGTTGAAGCATGTCGGTTAGCAATCTTTCGACGGCCAACATTGTCGTCACGGTGAACGGGCGCATTATTGACGATTGGGGCGATAGCGATCCGGCTTTCACCCATGAGCCGATTGACCCGAAATCGGTACTTCGGCGCGGCCAGGGCGGGAACGCGGTTCGACTTGATCGCATCAATCCCGGTCGGCGCGTTACGTTGAACCTCAACCCGGGCAGTCAGGACGCGAGTTTCATGCAAGGGTTGTTTAACTCGAACGCCAATATCGAGTTGAGCTATGTCGCAATCGGCACGCTTGAAAACACCATTGGCATTGAAGGCGTGATCGTCAACGATGGTTCGACCGGGCGCGGGGGACAGACCATCACCGATAACCAGTTCATTATCGAATTTAACAATTGGACCGAGAGTAAATGAGGAACCTCATTGAAACTGTGACGGTTGATGGCGTCGGCTATAACGTTGCACAGGCTCCCGCCGTCAAGCAAAAGTCGCTCATGTCACTCATCGGCACGCGCATTGCCGTCAATGCTACTACGGCAGGCGTTACCGACATTGACGTTGATGTGGTCAAGGGTATCCTTATCAGCACACCTGAGTCGGACCTCGACAAGATCGCTGCGATTGTTCTGGAAAAGTGCTTCATTTCCGGAACCGATTCGCGCGTGACGGTGGACAATTTCCAGGGTGGGATGAATGCGTATTACACGCTTCTCGCCGAAGCGGTACGGGTGAATCTCGCTGATTTTTTTATCTGGCTTTCGGAAAAGATCAGAGAAAGCGCCGAAGCTCGCAAGGCCGCCCAAGCAAAGTAGATTGGTATCTATGGCGTCCCTGCGTCGGTCTTGTGTACAAGGGCGTCACACTTTGCCCGCCGCTTTGCACATGGGCAGATCTGAACGACGGTACATACACACTTGCCGATGTGGAACGGTTTCACCAGCTTCTAGAGGAAATCTTACGCGCGGCACAAACTGAGGACCGATAAGGAATGGCTAACACTATCTCCAATTTCCTTGTCGGTGTGGGATTCGACTTCGATAAGGATTCGGCTAAAAAGGTCGAATCCTCCCTTGACGGCGTGAAGTCCAAAGCGCTCCAACTCGGTGCGGTTCTCGCCGGGGCGTTCGGAGCACGTGCACTCACTGCCGGTTTCGCTGCAACCAACGACCGACTCGGTAAGTTTTCCGAAGTTATGGGGGTGTCCGCAAATGACGTTGCGGCGCTCGGTCGCGCTCTTGAACACGAGGGCGGTTCGCTTGAGTCGTTCATGGGTCAGCTTCAAGGCTTGGAACGAATGCGGGCGGGATTGCTCGCTGGCGAAACCGGCTGGATCGAAGCGGCGGGCCGCGCCGGTATCGACTATGCACCGATTCAAGCCGCCACAAATGCTACCGAGGCGTATCTTGCCCTAGCGCGTCAGTTCTCCGGAATGTCGCGCCAGCAGCGCATTAACGCGGCGCAGGCGCTTGGTTTGGATGAGGCGAGTATCCGCCTATTGTCGCGGGGCGAAGGTGCTGTACGGGCCGTTATAGGCGCTGAGACACAGATGCGCCCCGTTACCGAAGAGATGACGGAGTCGGCGAAGGAATTCAACGACCAGTGGCAAGACCTCATGACGAACATGGGCGGGTTTGCGGATCGGGTCAGTACTGAGGTTTTACCGCCGATCAATAAAGTCATTGCCGGGATGAACGATTGGATTGCAGCGAATCGGCAATTCCTAAATGTCAAACTGGATTCCGTACTTAAAGGAATGGCCGACAATTTCGACATTCTTGCTGTAGCCGTGACTGCAATCACAGCGGCAAAGCTCGGGACGATTGCCAGTCTTGCTGCGCACATTCCAGTGATCGGTGCAGGGTTGGCAACTATCGCGTCGTCGCTCGCTGCGATCACGGCTGTCGGGGCGAGTTACTTAGGCGCGAAGGCAATTAGCGAAGCGGTAGGCCCGGCATTTGAAGCACAGTACGGTGTTAAGCCTCAAGACGTTCCGGACGGGATTTGGGGCCTTGGCGATCTTGCTATGCAACAGGGGCAGCAATCCGGGCGTTCTGTCGGTGGTGCGGTTCCGTGGAGTGATATTGCCGAACCTCCGCAAATGATGTGGGGAATGACACCTTCGGACATGCTGGCAAATCCCATACCGTCCGGCATGGCTCCGGGCTCTGCCGATAGCCCATATTACGGTGAACAGAAATTCCCGCGCTCACTAGAAGTCTATCTCATGATGGACGGGCACGTGATCGAACGTAAAGTGATTGACGTACTGGACCGTACTACGCAACAATCGATTGACGATATCACTTCAAGTACGGCGGGGTAATCGTGTCGTTCGCAACGCTATTCACTCGTGAACCACCGTTTCTTGGCACGCTCGTTTTCGATGCGCGTCTTGAAGACACGTTTGAAGCGCGAGTCGATTGGGCAGAGTTTCCGATTGAGACGGGTGCAAATGCCATTGATCACGGCATCATTCGCCCGCGCAAATGGTCGCTTATCGGTGCCGTCTCAAAGAACCCCGTGCGAGTCGATCTTACCGACTTTACAGGCATACTCACTAACATCGCGTCAAATAATGCTGCACTGGCCGCACTTGCTGGCGTCACGGCCGGGATGCTTTCAGGACCGAGCGACACGCGGGCAAGTGCGGCGCTGATCTATCTGATCAACATCATGGTTGCGCGAATTCCGTTCGATGTGGATTGTGGCGATATCGTGTTGACAAACATGGTGATTTCTAATCTCCGTAGAACGAAGAACCCGGCCAACGAAGGCGGGTTGATATTCGAGGCCGAGTTGCAAGAGCTCGCGACACTCGATACCATCACGGGGCAGAGTCAACCGTCGCAGTTCCAGTTGCGCCAGACCGACCCGGCATCTAATCAAATCGCTCGTGTGGTCAATAAGGGTCAGCAGACGTTGCGTGGGATCGGTAACACAATCAATTCGGCAGTGCGGCAGGTGATACCATGAGTCGTATGGAAATCCCGCTATCCGGCGGTGCGGAGAATGCTCACCAGGTTGTCGAGGTGCAACTTGGTGATTATCTCGTTACGCTCACTTTGGATTACTTGCAATCCGGATCGTGGAATTGCGATATCGCCGTAGACGGAACGGACGTTACATACGGTATCTTGCTCGAACCGAATTGCGACTTGCTCGAATATTACGATTTGGGAATCGGCTCGCTCGTAATGGCGGGGGAAGATACGACGCTCGACAATCTCGGCGCAGCCAATGCTCTCGTTTGGATTTCTCCGGATGAGTAAGTATTATGACCGACGATACGAAGTATTCGTTAACGGTGACAAGTTTATCGGACAGTCTGCCGGGTTGCAATTTCGTACAGTGTTTGAGGTTGTGCATGATTTCGGCGGTTTCGTTTCGTATGGTGATATTGCACTTTACAATTTGAAAGAAGAAACCGCAAAAAAGCTGTACACGATTAACGGGAGTATTGAACTGCGCGCGGGTTATGCCGATACGATAAATACGGTTTTCAAGGGTACGATGATCAACACTTTTCGTGAGCGTGATAATGCGAATACGTTGCATCGCATACTGGCACGAGGTGGGTCGCAATCTACGTCGGTTAGCATCGAAGAGACGCTAGGCAAAGGCTCGACGGTCGAAGACGCGGTTCGCGCGTGTGCGCTCGCCATGGGATACCCTGTGGTCGGTGCGGAAGCGCTTGCAAGTCTTGGAACATACATTCGCGGGTTGTCGCTCCATGGCGATCCGCGCCAATATATGAACAGTTTGGCTAAGCAGTTCGGGTTTTCCTATACGATTGAAAACGACCGAATCGTTGTGATGCCCGACAACGGGACTCGAAATGTCACACCAATCATTGTATCGGCGCAAACCGGGATGGAAGGCATTCCAGAAATCACCGAGATCGGTTGCAAGATTAGAATGCGTTTGCGTCCAGATGTACAAATCGGCGGACGTATCCAAATTGAAGCGGGGTTCAAGTCGTTCAACTTTAACGGACTGTATTTCAAAGGTGTGCCGCGCTCGGCGGGTACGGGTGAATACCGTATTTTCCAGGTGAAACACTCCGGTGACTCTCACGGTGACACGTGGACAACCACGATTGAAGGGTTCCGGTAATGGTTCAACTTGTATCCGGTGACGGTCGGAGTAGCCTTACGCAGCTTGTCAGGCGTACCTTTGAAGAGATGATGAAAGACGTTGCGACGTCTATTCCGGGGCATGTTCTTGCTTTTGACCCGTCTAGACAGGTTGCGCAGCTTCAAATCGGAATTGTTCGTGTGGACGTGAACGGCCTGACCTTTACACCTCCGCCGCTGATCGAATGTCCTGTCTACCAATACGGCGGCAAGTCGTTTGCCGTTGAGGTGCAGATTGATCCCGGCGACGAAGGTGTTATTCTTTTCTCGCAACGGTGCATTGATGCGTGGTGTCAGACAGGCGGAATCGCGCAAAACCCGATCCTACGTTTTCACGATTTCTCAGACGCGTATTTTCTCCCCGGTATGCGCTCCAATCCTGGCGCGCTCCCCGCGTTTCAAAACAATGGCGTGCGCTTGCGAAACTCGGACGGCTCGCAATACTTTTGGCTTAAGAATGACGGAACAGGCGAAATAACCGTGGACACATTGACCATTAACGCCGAGATGGTGCATAATGGCAACGCGACCCGTAACGGCTCATTGCTTCAAAACGGCAACATTAACCTGAGTGGGTCTTATACCGCAATTGCGGCAGGTGGTGATTTTGTTGCACAGAATGTTTCGCTCGTTGGTCACACGCATGCGCAGGGCAACGATAGCGACAACGACGCGGAGCAAGAGACTAATCCGCCGACTCCGGGAGCGTAGATTTTGACCGTCCGACTCATTGACACGGAAACCGGTGATATCGTTACCCGTGGCGCGCAATTTACGACCGGGCAGCTTGAGATTGCGCAGACGATCAAGACCCGGTTGCGGTTGTTCAAAGGCGAATACTTTCGCGATATCACGGACGGAACGCCGTGGTTCGAGTCTATCCTTGGTAAAGGCGGGACGTTTGCACAACGCGATGCGTATATTAAGAATCGCGTAGTTCAGACCGAAGGCGTTGCGCAGATTGTGCAATACGACGCAGACTTTGACCAGAACTCACGGGCGTACCCTGTGAGCATGCAAGTGTTGACCGATTTCGGGATTGAGCAAATCCGCATTGAAGGGGGTGTGGTCTAATGGCCGAATTGACCAGTGCGGGTTACGACCTTAAAACACAGAACGAGTACTTTGAGGAAGAACGCGATCTATATCTCGCGATTGATTCGGAATGGAACCTTGATCCGTCCACTCCGGACGGGTTGAAGATTGCCCACGATGCTGAAATCTTCGGCAATTTGGACGAAACGCTTAAAGCAGCATACGACTCGAAAGACCCAAATAAGGCGCGCGATACTGACCTGAATATCATCTGCGCGCTTACCGGGGTTGAACGGTCTCCAGGTACTCCGTCCACTGTGACACTTACGCTCACGGGTACGGCGGGTACAGTCATCGCAGCCGGTAAAACTGTTGCGAGCGTCGTGGACGGCACCGAATGGACAACCGATACGACTGTGACGCTCAACGGGGTCGGTACGGCTTCGGTCAATGCGACGTGCACGACAATAGGGGCAATCAACGCCAGTCCGGAAACGATCACTCGCATTGTGGATACGGTTGGGGGTTGGCAGGCCGTCTCGAACCCTGGAGTCGCAACACCTGGGACCGAACAGGAAACCAACGCCGAATTGCGCATTCGCCGTGCAAACTCGGTCGGTAAGCCAGGCGTGAATCAAATCGATTCTATGTACGGAGAGATTGCTAATACGGACGGTGTGCGACGCGTTGCGATCTATGAGAACGACACGAACGTGACGGATTCAAACGGTCTTCCGGCACACAGCATTGCGCCGATTGTAGACGGCGGGTCGGACGAAGACGTTGCGCTAGCAATCTATCTGAAAAAGAATCCGGGCGTTGCTCTCCATGTCGCTGCGACCGAAGTTAGCGTTTTGGTCACTTCGCCAACGTACGTTTGGCAAACCAAAACGATCAAATTTAGTCGTCCTGAGTATGTAGACATGACCGTGGCGGTTGAGTTGACCGATAACGGGTCGCTCCCTGCAAATATCGAAGACATTGTTATCGATGCGATATTGAATTACACGCAGGGGGACTTGCTCGCATCGGATGTTGGTTTCAACCCACTAGGGTTTGCCATCGGAGAGTCCGTTGCAGTGAGTCGCCTTTACACTCCGATCAATAACGTCGTCGGCCCCTACGGCGGTCCGTACGTGTCAGGCTTGACCATCAACGGCTCAGGCAGCGGTACAATCGCCATCGCATTCAATGAGTTGTCGCGGTGGACCGAAGCTAACATCACCGTGACGGTGGTCTGATATGATCGAAGCACCTGACCGCATTTATGCACAGTACCGAACCCGACCCAAGGCGGTTGCGTGGTATAAGATCACGCGTACCATTGCCGCACAAATCGGCGCAGCCGCAGACGCTGTGCGGGTGTCTTACGACATTGACGGTAATTCGGGGGCACAACTTGATGTGATCGGGCGGATTGTCGGAATTGATCGTGATACAATCGGCAACGTTGAACTAACCGTGTATGAGTGCAACACGGACGGCGAAAATGAATGCGGCGATTCACTTGTACAATGTAGCCCGAAGAATATCGCTTCGGATCAATCGTTGTCAGATGAATACTTTCGCACACTGATCCGCGCAAAGATCGTCAAGAATAATTCTGATGCGACGATTGACGGCATCATTGACGCAGTGTCATTCATTACTCCGGACGCACCTTGGTTCAGGTTGACCGATAATGAAGATATGTCATTTTCGCTTGAGAACTATGAAGCGTTAACGCCTATTCAAGTGACGTTGCTAACTACAGAAGACATCATCCCTCGCCCGCAAGGGGTTCGGTTTAACGGTTTTCTCGCCGGGTTCAACTATGTTGAGGTCGGTGACAGTACTAGACAGTGCGGCGATAGTACGGCACAATGTGTAGGTTTCATCGGAGGTGATTTGTAATGGCTCTTGACCGTAGTAATGAATATCCGGGGCGGTTTGAGAACCCTACCGCCGAGTACCCGACCGGAGCATTTAAGAACCGAACCGCACCAAGTTCGGAAGATGGTTCATATCTTGAACAAGAATGGCTTAAGGATTGGGAAGGGTATTTTGACCGACTCTTGACCGTTGCAAACTACACGCCAAACGATACTACAGATTCCGCGCTTGTGTCGCAATATCACGATGCACTTAAAATGGGCGAAACGGTTCAGACGCTGACCGGACAGACCTTCGTTGCAGGCGGAACGGGTAACGCGATTACCCTTACCGCCTCGCAGTCCGAATCGGTGTTCCCTGCCGATTACACGCGACTCGATGGTACGCGCGTCACGTTCGTTGCGACGGCGGATAACACCGGTGCGGTCACGATTGACCTTGAAGGACTCGGTGCAAAAGCGGCCGTCGATAAGACCGGCGCGGCTTTTGCTGGTGGTGAAATCGTTACCGGAGCGCGATATGACGCGGTGTACGACGCGGGAAATGACTGGTTCGCAGTGGCCGAATGGGGCGGGGGGAGTGTTGAATTCGCGTCCGAAGCGGAGGTAATTGCCGGTGTCGTGGAAGACAAGGCGGTAAGTCCCGCTACATTGTCTTCGGTTAACGCTATTTTGCAAGTTGCATACGCAGAACTTGTGACAAGCGGTTCCTCTACGGCGGTATTTCCACTTGACGATACCATACCTCAGAGCACCGAAGGTGTTGAGGTGTTAACCTGCACCATTACGCCTAAACTGGCATCGTCTTATCTGTTGATTGAGGCAAGTTGGAATATTACAGAAAATACTAACGCTGACAATGCGGGGGGGCTTGCAGCATTGTTCCGCGATTCTGCGTCCGACGCGTTCGCGGTCGGTCACTCCGAGGCGACAGGACAAGTAAACGGGGCTCTTGACGCTCGCGGTATTGCTAGAGGTGTTGTAGTCAGACGAATTGCGTCCGCGTCTACCTCCCCCACTACGATTCGCCTGCGTTTAGGTGTGATCGGAACAGGTGCGGGCGCTGTCGCATGGAGGTGGAACGGGTGGAATAGTACGCGATACTTCGGCGGAGTTTGGCCGATCACTCTAACTATAACGGAAATCTCCGCATGAGTCTTATCCCAAACTGGCGGCATGCGTGGAAGTTCTGGTCTGTGATTCTCGGGGTGCTCGGACTTGCCGCAGAATGCGCGGACCTATTCTTGCCGGTTTGGAACATGCTTCCGGACGACGTGGCAGCAATCATCCCGCCCGTTGCGCTTCGCATCGTCGGAACAGGACTGTGGGGTTTGGCTCTGTTGTCTCGGGTGATTAAGCAGGACTCAGCGCATGATAAAGCCGAATCGTAAAGTTGCGTTAGTTGCTTCGGCCATTGCAATAGCAGCGCCCGCCGAGGGTTTGCGACAAACTGTCTACTATGACCCGCCTGGAATTCCTACCGTCTGCTTCGGTCATACTGGACCAGACGTAGACCCGAATAAAACTTACACGTTGGGTGAATGTCGTGCGTTGCTCGACAAGGACATGTCGAGCGCATTGGACGACGTGGAGCGATGCCAACCCGGATTGCCCGATAGTGTGCTAGTCGCATTCGGCGATGCGGTGTTTAACCTAGGTCCGAAAATTGTTTGTAACCGTTCCGCATCGACTGCGGCGCGGCTGTTAGATGCGGATCGCTACGCCGACGCATGCAGGCAGTTGCCGCGATGGAACAAGGCGCGTATCGCAGGTATTACGGTGGAATTGCCGGGGCTAACTAAACGGCGCATCATTGAGCGAGACTACTGTCTATCGGGGTTGCCAGATGTTTAAAATCCCGACATTGTGGTTATTGGTCGGAGTCGGCGCACTCGTTGCGCTGGCATGGTGGCGTTACTCTTACGTCGTGGACGAGCGCGACGCGGCTCTTACGTCGCTAGAGCGGGTCACAGAGGCAAACCGGACCAACCTTACCACGATTACCAGGATGCGCGAGGACCGCGATAGGCGAGCCGCGCTCGCGGCAGAATTGGCGAATAAAAATGCTGAGTATGCCGCAGAGATCGAAAGGCTTAAAGGTAATGCGCAAAATGATCCGGAACTTGACGCTACTGCCCCTAGGGGCTTGCTCGATTCTTTTAAGCGCGTGCAGTAATACCACGGTACGGACCGAGTACGTAGCGCGTGAAATTCCGGCAGAATGGCAAACGTGCATGGATGAACCAACGCTACCCGATTCGGCAAAAACGTTACGTGATGTTGTCACGTACGGGATTTTACCGTTGCGGATCGCAGGTGAAGATTGCCGCGCGAAACTGAAAAAGGCGGTGGAATATGTTAATTCTCCTATCGGCCATCCTAGGTGGAATGTGGCGGGCGACTAAAGGGTGTCACGGTGGTGGCCCTGTCGCAACATGGACGTTCGTGCCCCTATGTGCATTCGCTACGACACCCGCATGGCACGCGCTTGACCTCGGTGAGATCGCATTATTGTGCGTCGCGTGCGGAACAATTTCCGGCCTATTCTTGTTGGTAAAAGCCGACAACGGCGGTAACGGCCGCCCGCTTCTCCGCTTCGGTCCGTTCGGGTTGGGTTATTGGCTCGCAGGTCGATACATCCCGGAACGATGGGCACAGTACGGAGAACCGTTTCTAGGTGCGTCATGGTTCGGATTTGTCGCATCTGTATGTGCAATTACTCAGTGACGCGGAAAGGTTGATCTATCCTATACTGTCGGTGTATTCTATCTGATGTGTGGGGCAGCAGACTATGGTGGAAAGCGTGATGGCAGATATTGCCGAAACTCTAAAGGCTGTTGAGATTCGGCAAAACAGTCATGACGAAACCCTTCGGTATCATGGCGCAATGCTGGAACGACTATCCGGAGTGACAGTGAACCTCGCGACAACTATGCAGGCGCTCGCTGACAATACGCGCAGGGTTGACGAATTGTCATCCAATCTGCAAAGGCTTGAAGTCCGACTCGATGACGCGCGAATGTACGTGTGGAAAGCCCTAGGCGGGTTTGCCGTCGTTTCGATTATTGCGGCTCCTTTGGTAGCGCATTTCATAACGCGATGACTTCGGGCGGCGCATGTCGTAGTGTTCGGGGCTAACCTGCATCCACAACGTAAGCCCGATCAATCCTGCCCGGATTGCAATACTGATCGCATGTGCCAGCGTGCAGGCCGATAAACGGTACTTAGCCTCGGCAAGCAGTTTCTCCACCGCCGACCGAGACACTCCCATATCATACGCAGCCTGATCGATTGACCGACCTTCGGCAATGCGGCGCAGTGCGTCAAGCTGGTGCAGCGTGGGGCGGGGAGTGTGGGTCATGTCAATAGCCCTGCCACTTACAAATGAAGTGCGCTGCTAATATTCCAAGTACCGAGCCGATTACAGCCCCGTCCAACCACGCGAAGAACATGATAATTGCGTCGGCCATTCTATCCTCTCCCACCCTGTTGATATCCAGGATGCTATATCACTTTGACCACTCGGTCAATGGTTCAATTAGCTTCAATGCTTCGGCAATGTACCAATCGTAATCGATATCCGAACGATCAAACCGGATGATGTTATTACATTCCGTAACGAGCCGCCCCGCTTGGATACTCGTTTCGCGCGGCTCGTGCGTGGACTTGTTGCCGGTGTGAATGCGCGCATCCCACGGAACGCCTGACGTGTCATACTGTCGTGAAGGGTCTGCGGCGCACGCGGCAAGCTCGTCCAGCACTGCACAGTACTCCGTGTCACTCACCTTTGCCTTGCGCTTCCAGGTGCCAATTGCGCCGGTTGGCGGCATGGTCTTTACCAACTGCCCACCGTGAACCGTTACCGCATAACGAACCGTATTGGGCAACGGCTGATCATAGTTGAAATCGGCCCACCTCATGACGAGCGACGAGCCGCGCGGCGCTTTGGCGCGCAACATGAAGTCAAAATCATCAGGGTGGTTGCGGATAAATTCGCCCGGATCGCGCCCGTAGACTAGTGCAGCTTCGGCAGCTTTCGCCACGACAAGAGCGCTCGTATCTTTATGATACGGCTTTTCACGTGTTCCGGGGTCTTCGTCGGCACGAACGTAACCATATGCGCCGATCCGCTTAACCTTCCCGTCCGGCTTAACGGCTAGATACGAGTTAACATCACGAATCGCCATCATGGAATATTCGACCTGTTCCAACTCAAGGCGCGTAACGGACTCCCACCACTTGCACACCTCGGCCACATGATCCAGATGAGCGCGGGGAACCGAGAACGTCACGCCGTCCGTATTCGCCTGGATCATGTATAGGTCGGGCGTTTTGATCAATTGTTCAATCAACATGCAAAGCGATAGCTGGCCGTTGATCGTTGTAGACATGGTGTATTGCGGGTCATACAGAACGCTGTATTGATTATTTGAATTACCATAAGAGGCATTCAATGCTTCTTTATACGCCGCGTTCTCTGGTGATCCTTTCTTAAAGGTTTTTCGCGTGTGATAGATACCCTCGTATGCGGTACAGTATTCAACGCCTAGGTGCGCGGGATATAGTTTGTTCATAATGGCAAGGTTCGGATAGAAACTTGAAACGTCTACATCTACAATTGCAGTTGTCTCGTCGGCACGAATAATTTTGTTTTCAACACTTGCGTGAAGTCCGCCCGTTCCGAACGAATATTCAAGCCCATCGACTGTTGCGACCAAGCCCTTGAACACCCCTTTAGTTTCGCTGATCGTCTGAGACGCCAACCAATCTTTGACGCGTGCGAATTCGGGGTGATCGAGTGACACGTAATGTAATATGCAATCGGCGAGATTGATTAAACCGCGAATTGTCTGGCGCTTTACGCCATTGTCGTAGCAGACGATTCCGGCCTTTTCCATTTCATAGACAAGGATCGTTTCACCGATCTTGGTAAGCGACATATTCATAAAGTTACGCGGGATCGTTTCGCCGAGTTTTTCGCGTAAATGGGTCATCGGCAAAGATCGCGCATAGAAAAGCGCCGTTGCTTTTACGTCATGATCGCAGTATTCCGCCGTCGTGTCTTTCTCAGAATCGGTCAAATACTTTCCAACCGGAAACGGCAAGTCTTCGATATTATCCATTCGCATTGCGAATTCTAGGGCCTTAAGGCCGGTCGCCTTTGCCATGTTGTCAAAATGGTGGACGCGGTACAAATCCAACTGTTCAACATATCTATCGCGTTCCCAAATGATGTTGCCGAAGCGCGAGTCACTATTGATAATATTCATCGCCGCACTGTACGTTTCGAGCGCGGTTATCTGCATGTTTGACAAGATGAAATGAACAACCGGATAGTCAAACCCGACATTGTTATATCCGACCATCCGCGCACCGAGTCGTTTCATCTTGTCGAGCCAGTTGCGCAACGCGACAATCTCATTCACACGGTCGGATATTTCAAACCGGAACCAAGTATCCGTTGCGATATGGACGGCTCGCAAACAGAAGTAGTTCGGGTATGTCTCAACGTCATACGCATAGTCAAGCGGGCTAATCGGCGCGGGCGCGGCGGTGTCGCTCGCAGCGTGACATTTCGGACACGCTGCGAGATCGCCGGGAAACACTTCACCACACTGACACGCTTTGACGTAAATCATAGCTCGCGACTCGCTTCGTAGAGGTGGGCCATAATCTCGCCAATAAGCTCGGAAGTCATGCCGGGCGCATTGGCGATAGCTTTTGCCACATCGCCGGTTTCGATGACATTTGACGCAACCAACCCCGAAACAATGCTCATGATTTCCACGTCGTCGCAATATTCGGAAATCGTCTCAGCGAATGTTTCTACATCGCGCGGATGGTCGTTGAACGGCGCGGGGCATACTGCGAGAATCCGAGCCAACCCGACATTGCGAACCAACTCGGAAAGATCATAATCGGACAAATTAACATCCCCGTCAATCTGTACCGTGCTAAAACACCCGGACGCTCGGTCAAGTTTTGCCGTCCCGGAAATGTCGAGATTGATGATAGGCACGTCACACCTCCCTGTTGTGGTGAATACGCCCCACCCGTGAAAGGTGGGGCGTATTGGAGCGGTTTACACCTTCGGCAAAGCGTTAATCATGTCATCCGTCCAACCCACGTTGCGCAGCATGTCACGGGTGAACGACTGACCGTTGACAAGGAATGCCTCGGGCGCAGGAGCCGCAGCACTCGGCGCGGGCGGCGAGGGAGGTGCAGGGGGAGCGGGCGGAGCACTCGCAGCAGCCGGAGCAGGCGCTCCGCCACCGAACACAGCCGCAGCGGACGGGCCGCTATCCGACATGATCGCCTGACCGGCGCGGATCAGTTCAAACATGCTCGGATTGAGGTACACACCGGGGGACTTGCTCGGCGCATTGTCCTTGGCGAGAATAAGGAACCGGCCATAGTCGCCGCACTTGATTTCCTTTTCGTTCTGAATCTGCTGCATCGGGTCGTACTTGCCGACGTGAAAGCAGCGAGCAGGCTGCAACGCGGTGGACAGACGCAAAACCCAGTGACCGGGGAAACCTTCCGAGTCGCACGGCTTCTTACCGCGTTTGTTCGGGATGGTCGAATCGCCGTCCGTGATTTTCCAAGCAAAATCCGGGCGCATCGTTTCACCATTCGGATAGCCTTCGCGCGCGGTCGCGTCAATTTGCGCACCCCACGGCTCAGCTTTCCAATCCGTAACACCGGGCGTCTTGCGGATGGCGAAACCGACATAGACAGTCTGTTTCTTCGTGCCGTCTTCTTTGAGTGCCGGTTTGTTGTTGTCGTCCATCTGATCGCGCCAAACCATCGGGTGGCCTTCAACGATCCGACCTTCGGGCGTGAGAATTTCTACCGTCATATCTTACTTTCCTCCAAAAATGCGGCGCACCATTGAGCCGTCATCATCAACCAACTTGAAACCTGTACTTTCTCGGCGAGCGTATGCGGAAATGACGGTTTCGTCAAGCCCTGCTTTTTTCGCCTGTGTCGGGGTGATCGGCTGTGCCGGTTTGCGCAATTCTACCCCGAGCGCATCGCCCATCGCAAACAATGCATCGGGTTCAACGCCACTCCACTTGAGCGCACTAACCGACTCCCGTAGCGCCAAACCCGGAAGTGTTACACCCCGGCGCACCTCTGCTGTTGCCTGCGCTTCCAAACCATCGAGTCGTGCTTTGATCGTTGCGGACAATTCGCGCATCTTCCGCACTTCAAGCGCCAGATCGGGACCGGTAAGAGTGTGGATCGCCGGAGCAGATTCCATCCGGTCAAGCGCGATATAACTTACCGTCTGTGCTGATTTGCACACATGGCGACCGGCGCAGGTAATGCAATGCGGTCCTGGCGTGCAATCAGGACGACTCCGCGCATCCTCTGCTGCGCTAAGGATCGGGTGGAGATGTCCGCCGAGATCGTCGGCGGGGAACGACCATCCCCGGATAATCCCGTCCGGGTGGAACGAGCGCGGTTGAACGATTCGGAGTCGAATAGTCTCGACTCGTGCCTGTCCTAGCGTGTTCCAGATTGCCCGCGCGTAGATCAAGAGTTGCGGGTTTTGGTACACCTCAACCGGGCGATGGCCATATTTCGCGTCCCACACGGTGAGGGTCGCTGCATCGGCATCGTAACACCATGCGTCAACAAAGCCGTGTGTCTCAGACTCGACAAACCCGGTATTAACGCGGGTTTCGACACCCGCATCGGGACCGGGCGTGATGTTCCCAACGTCATCAACATACGCCTCCGCCGCTTCGATCATTTCTGAGTCGTAGTCGGATTCGTTCCACAGTTTGCCAAGTAGCATATCGGCGGCGAGGGCGTGAAACTTGATGCCATCGCACCGCGCCGTGTCATCCTCGACCGGCAAGGGTGGTGCGTCGCGCTCCATGATCGGAGACGCGACACACTTAGTCCAGAGGTTCGCTCGGGACGGCTTACACAGTGCCATTGATGATCCCTTCCACCTCGGCACACACGGTTTTGAGTGCGTCGGGGTTGCTCGTCAACGTGCCGAGCATTGCACCGTGCTTGACGGCAATACCGTTGAGATCAATCGTTGCGTCGGGGTGAGACTTATTGTACGCAACAGCCGCCATAAGCAGAGACGGAAGATCGGTGATGGTAACGACAGCACTCGGCGGCGGGGGCGGTACAATTGACTCACTCGACACGACCGGTAGCGGGGGCGGGACAACTGTATCCGATTCCCGATTACGAATAATATCAGCATGCTGTTCACAGCGGGCAATATGATTCTCTACCGCCTTCAACTCACCGCGAACCGCCTGGATCGTGGCGGCCCATTCCGACTCGTCTTTGTCCTTCGGGCGACGGGCAACGCGCCACGTACCGTCCGAATTGAGCGTCTTACCAGCGCTGTGGATACGCGAGTCCCACGGCAGACCTTCCGAGTCATGGTCGGGCGGCTCTGGGGCGGTTTCTTCGGTCGCGGTGGCTGCGGCGATACACGATTCGAGAGGAGTCGGTTCGCCGGGGACGAGAGTGGGGACTCCCGCACCAGGGTTCGCATTCAGAAATGCGTGCCACTGCTGATGCTTGTCATCCGTTCCGACCTCGCGAGCGCGACCAATTGCCGCCAACGCCTCCCCAAGCGTCACGAGCGCAAGCGAATCGCTCGCAGGGCATTCAATGCGGATCATCGTTCATTCTCCTTTCATCGGAGGTTCGGGCTTGTCGGCCCAATGTGTCGGTTTTGCATACCCGTCGGCATACGGTCCGTACTCACGAGTCATACGGGCAATGAAAATCACCCATTTACCGAACTGTCCCTCAAAACATGCCAACACCTCGGTTCCAAGTGGGGGGAGCGGCCCGTCACTCACTTTGTGCCATTGCGTCGGGATCATCGTTTTATACCTCTGTTCAAGTTGACAACGCGGTCAGAATGGGCCAGATTGGCGGGGTTGTCAAGAGGGAGCCGCAATGACCCAACTTCGCCCGTATCAATCAAAATTGCTCGCAGATATCAATTCCGCATGGTCGGACGGCGCGCGCAACGTGTGTGCCGTCGCTCCGACCGGGGCAGGCAAGACTGTTTTGTTCTCCGAAGCAATCCGGCAGGAAACCGGGCCATCGTGTGCCATTGCCCACCGTCAAGAACTTGTCTCGCAAATGTCGCTTGCTATGGCGCGGACGGGTATTGCGCACCGGATCATTGGGCCGCGTAACGTCATCCGCAATATCATCCAAATCCAAATGGATGAACTCGGGCGGTCTTTTTACAATCCGACCGCCCTAGTCGCGGTGGCGGGTGTTGATACGCTCATCCGGCGCGATACGCAGCTTGCGAAATGGCTACCGACCGTCAAACTGTGGGTAACTGATGAATGTCACCACCTCATCCGCGAAAATAAGTGGGGCACAGCGGTTGATATGTTCCCCAACGCGCGCGGCTTGGGCGTTACCGCTACACCTTGGCGAACGGACGGTAAGGGCCTAGGGCGACACGCATCGGGCGTCATAGACCGACTCGTTGAAGGTCCATCTATGCGCGAATTGATCCGCATGGGATATTTGACCGAGTATCGCGTATTTGCGCCGCCGTCCAACCTTGACTTGTCCCGCATCAAAGTCGGATCGACCGGCGAATTCGTCCAGCATGATGTTGCCGACGCGGTGGCACAATCCAGCCTCGTGATGGGCGATATTGTCGAACATTACTTGCGCATCGCACGCGGCAAGCTAGGCGTTACGTTCGTCCCGAGCGTGGACACGGCCCAACGAGTCGCGGAGCAATTCAACCAAGCGGGAATCCCCGCCGCCGCCGTGTCGGCACAGACACCCGACCGAGAACGATTCGCATTGCTTCGGAAATTCCGCAATCGGCAATTGCTCCAATTGGTCAATGTGGACCTGTTTGGCGAAGGATTCGACCTCCCTGCGATTGAAGTTGTCAGCATGGGGCGACCGACCGAGTCATACGGCCTATTCGCGCAACAATTTGGTCGCGCGCTCCGCCCCATGGATGGTAAGTCACACGCTATCATTATCGATCATGTGTGCAACATCGCTTACGCAAACGGCCAACTGCACCACGGCTTACCCGACGCGCCGCGCGCTTGGACGCTTGATGATCGGGACCGTAAAGCGAGCAACACGCCAGACGACGTTATGCCGTTGCGGGTGTGCCATGTTTGCACCGGATCATATGACCGATATTTGCGCGTGTGTCCGTACTGCGGCGCGGCTGTTCCGCCACCATCCGAACGCAACGGACCGGAATTCGTGGATGGTGACTTGACCGAGTTAGACGCCGAAACGCTCGCCGCGATGCGGGGCGAAGTGGCAGAGGTGGAGCGACCCACCGCCGAGGTTGTCGCAGAATATCGCGCCGAGTTGATCGCCAAAGGCTGCCCGAGTATCGGCGTAATGGCGCATGTTAAGCGTAAGGCGGTGGAACACGACTCGCGCAAGCTAGCACTCGCAACGTTACGCGACACCATGTTGCAATGGGCGGGCGCACAAGGGCACGACGATGCAACGACGTATCGCGTATTTTATCTCCGGTTTGGAATCGACTGGCTCACCGCCCAAACGCAAAGTGCGGAGGATATGGCGCACTTGACGGAACGGTTAAAGGTGGGTATGGTTAGCGGGTAACAGGGAGTGAGATGAGATGAACGTAACGAGCCGAACCAACGCAGTGCGAGAAATGGAACAGAAGGTCAAAGATCACCCGATGTGTCGAAAATTTACCAAAGACAGAGACGCTTATATTGTCATATTTCCCGAAGGCGATTTTACGGTCAACGGTGTTTGTGGCACGGCTTACCGTGAGAAAGGCGTAACAAAGATTGACGTTCTCAATCGCATTCTGACAGTAATGGAGCGCGAATGGGTAGGGTCATACCCATGACCGTCCTTACCGAATGGGCCGAGCGTTGGGGCGTGTCGCCCGCAGCCATTGCCGACTTACGCGACGTGTTGACCGTACAGCCCGACACCATGCCCGATCCGACTGGAACGTCTGAGGCGGCGGTGCAAGCGGCGGTGCGGCTTGAGGCAAGCGAGGCGGGTTGTCGATTGTGGCGCAACAATGTCGGCGCGTGCAAGGACGAAGCGGGCCGGATGATCCGTTACGGGCTATGCAACGAATCGGCAAAAATGAATCACCTTATCAAGTCGTCGGATTTGATCGGTGTTCGTCCGGTAGTGGTGCGCCCGGAGCATGTCGGCACGACCATTGGCCAATTCATGGCGCGTGAGGTCAAGCAAGCCGGATGGACCTACAAGGGTACACCGCGCGAAGTGGCACAGTTGAAATTTCTACAGCTTGTAACGAGTTTGGGCGGCGATGCGCGATTTGCCGCAGGAAAAGGGAGTGTGTGAAAATGGATGAGCGAGACATATTGGCGCGGCACCGAAGGATGGAACAGAATTTCAAGCATGGGTAATGTTTGAAGACCAATCCACCGCTGGGTTTTGGGAACCAAGATGTCGAATAGTTAACCAGATATTCCAAACCTGGGAACGTGATCCAACAGGAGTCTATGACGATTGGACACCTCTCCCGTCTTATTATACTCCCACCCGTTGGATGCCTCAACCGGAGCCGCCGCACCATGACTGATTACCGCGACGAAGACGCACCGAATTACCGTATTGTAGGGCAGTGTTGCAGTACGTGCCTATATGGCGAATGGTCACGGACCGAACAATTCGGTTGTGGGAGGTACATCCACCCCAAAGCGATGCACACGCTAGAGGTTTATCGACACACCGACCCGGAGGGAATTTGCGATGATTGGACGGACGGAGAGTGATTCATTCGTGCAGGCCGTCGCGATTATCCGAATGAATATCGGTAGCGTGCGCGGTATGGAACTTGCCGACCAGTACGGATTTGAAGACTCAGCAATTCGGCGATGGGTTGCAGATGTGAGGAATGGCCGACGACTCCGCGTTCCGCCGCTTGATATGGCGATCCGGGTGAGTCGAGCCTATGACGTGGAGTTGCCAAGATGAGTAGCCAATACAGACAATCGGGATATGAGCGCAAAGAGCGTGATTTCTACCCCACCCCGGCTGAATATATCGAATGGTTGTTTCAACATTGGCGACCCTCACCAGACCGCGCGATTCACGAGCCGTGTTGCGGCGACCTTGCAATGGTTGGCGCATTGTACGCGAATGGTGCAATCAATGTGACGTTCTCGGATATTGCAATGGGCGTTGATTACCTTGAAGACTATACAGAGAGAGACGTGATCATTACCAATCCGCCATATGGTAAACTTGCACCGCTTATTGTACGGCGTGCAATTGAATACTCATTTGCATGTGCGTTTCTACTTCCCTTCGATCGGGACGCGGCGGGAAGTCGTGCCAATCTATTCACTCGCGAGTCTACTTTTTCAATGAAGATTACATGTAACAAGCGAGTCAAATGGATCGCCGACTCCGCTTCGTCGGGCATGCACAACTACGCGTGGTTCGTTTGGGCTCGGGAGCAGCGCGGTCAAGAACCGCTATTGCGTTACGCTCCGAATTGAGCGATACTGACGCAATTGTCAAGCATGTGAGGTTGAAGTAATGGAACGGTACACCAGAGACGAGCGCACAGAACAGATTCTTTCCGCTGCGTTGCGAGTTGCGCAGGCGGTCGGACTCTCCTACATGTCGCGCGAGAAAGTAGCACACGAGGCCGGTTTGAGCGACGGCCTAGTCAGCTATATTTTTGGCGATATGAATGGGTTACTATCCGCTGTGATGCAACGCGCCGTAAACGATTCGATCCTACCGATTGTTGCACAGGGGCTTGTGTTGGCGCATCCGGTCGCACAGTCCGCGCCAATTGAATTGAAGCGCGCCGCCCTGGCCGAACTGGTTTAATTTAGCCGCTTGACAATGCGGAATGGTTTAGTGCAACGTATCAATTGACCGAGGTGTCAAATGTCTAATAGTCGTGCCGATTGGCTAATTAAGAAATGCTCATGTGCGGGCGCACCGCTGAGCCTTTACGATGCAAATTTTATTGCATCACTCGATCCGAATAACGTATCAGGGGATGATTTGACCCGGTTGGAACGGATCGCAGCGACGGCGCATGTCGTCACGAAACGAGGGAGTGTTGAGGAATGACTATCCACTGTATGATTGATCTTGAAACACTTGGGACTACGCCCGACTCTGCCCGCGTAAGGCCGTCGCAGCCGAACGACTCATCAACCTTGCGGCATGGGGCAACCGTTGCGGGACACCCGAGCAGTGTGACTATATTCTGGGATATATCCAGGGCGTTGCAGTTGCGCGGGGTTGGCTCACTTGGCGCGAGTGTCGGGAAATTAACGGCCAGTGATGCGGGACCACGCTTCATCAATCAGCACGGCCGGTAGCGCCATGATCACACCGGACAGGATTGCCGACTCTGCCGGGATGAAACACGCCGCCAGAACGATATAAGCCGAAACATATGCGAGACATTTAACCATGCGTACAGGGTCGCACGCGTGGCGCAGTCGTGCAATTTGTGTATTGACACAGTGGTTCATTGACGATACGGTCAAGGGGTAACGCAAACATAGAGGAGTGAGACTATGAGCGGTTATATCGAACAGATAAAAGCGTTCCGAGCTAAGTATCGCACCACACTCAAGCTCGCGAAAAAGTGCGTTGATGCAGGGTTGACCGATGACGCGGATTTTCGCGAGATGATGGCGGTGCAAACCAGCGACTTCACGATTCGCGATCAATTTGCAATGGCGGCGCTGACCGGGCTTTTGTCCGGTTCTCCGGACGCAGATTGTGGACCGAGTGGATACGCCCACGATGCGTATTTGTACGCCGACGCCATGCTCAACGCCAGAGAGGTGTAACATGTTTACCGCACTTGCAACCCTAGTCGCATGTATCGCCGCTGGCGCACTGGTTCTACACCTCGCCGACCCGGAGGGGCTTATCGTCACGGAGTTGCGCGAGGCGTCCCGCCGTGACTGGATCGGTGCAATCGTCGCGTTTGGGGCAATTGGTGCCATGTGCGCCGCGTTGCTGCTGGTGACGCCGTGACCACACGAGAAAGCATATACCGCCAGAAGTGGATGACAAACGCGCAATGGGACTGCGCGTGTATGCTAGCGGATGCGATGGGTGGTTTTCATCATATTTGCGCACCAATCAAACCGTTCGGTCGAGGGATAGCGGCAAGCCCTTGGTCAGACCGTTTTTCAACTTTCGACTCCGACCGACTTACCCGACTGGTATTTCTTGCGCACGATAGGGCAATAAGGGTCGAAGTCAAAAGCTCGTCACCTTATAGAATCAAACTGGTACTGTTTAAACGGGGGCGAGACGGTGGGATTTCAAATAGACACCCGACCCTTGAGCAAGCTATTGAAGTGCACCGTCGTTTTTTTGACGACCCGGAAGAAGGCTAGTGCAGATGACCACACGAGATGAACGGTTCATGCAATCCGCCGAGGCATGGGCGGGCATTTGGTCGAAAGACCCGAGTACCAAAGTCGGCGCGTGTGCGGTTGGCGATACGCCTAATCTCGTTGCGTTCGGGTACAACGGTTTTCCGCCCGGCATCGCCGACACACCGGAACGACTGGCAGACCGTGACACTCGACTGGCATTGACCATTCATGCCGAACCGAATGCGCTTGCCAATGCGACGTTTCCAGTCCGGACCCTGTACGTAACGCGTCATCCGTGCGAGCGGTGCGCATTGGTCATCGCTTCATGTCGCACCGTGCGGCGCGTGGTGTATCGCCGTAACGAGGCGTTCGAGGCGCGATGGGCAGAGAGTGCGGAACGAGCCCGGAGTTATTTGGAAGAAGCCGGAATCAAATTGGAGGGGATTTAATGATGATGGACGAGAAAGAAATCGCCGAGTGGGTAAGCGCGGTGGAACATGCCGAGCGGAATGATAAAAATTGGCCGCTGACTCCAGGGTTGGCTGATTTTATCAAGCGTCTGAATGCCGAACGCACATACGAAGTTGTAAAGGTCGTCGGAGATTGGAAAGTTGGTGAGTCTCTGATCTCGTTGATCCTCACCGACCTCCGCATGCCGACCGACAACCCGCACCGCCTCAACCGAGCGCATCGGCGGGTTGTCATTGTTCATTTGCGCAATCTTGGATGGACGTATCGTGAAATTCAAGACGCGATAGGGTGTTCGAAAGACACGATTGCCCGGGCGTTGCGAGGTTAGTCGCCGTCCTTCCAATCATCGATACGAACCTTCAAGCAGCGCCGGTTTTTCCCATTGAACCGGCGCTGTCTCATTTCGCCGTCAACATCGATCATCTTAAACACCTCACCGCGATGGCGGGGGATCCATCCCTTTTCAGAATGCCCAAGGTACGCCAGCGCGAACTTTTCAAACATGATTGTAGGGTTCGAGACGTACATGCACCCGTCCGAATCGGTTTCCACCATTCCGCCATTGGTAAGGCGGTTTTCATAGAAGAACGACACAACGCGCCTCGCTAGGTCGCCCTTTCGATCATCGAACGAACGCCCGCCATTCGCTAGACCGTACCGCGCATGGAAATCTGCCATGAACTGTTGCGCCTTATCGGCAGCGGCGCGCTCCCCCATGACGCGGTATTCTTCAATAATGCGGGTCACGGTGTCGCGGATGTACAAACATACCGAGTCGGAATACTCCGACATACTCACCTTGTGAAGCTTCCTATCGGTGATCCGACCTGTTTTCGTAATCAGACTCATGCGGTTCCCAATTTGGGAGTCCACTCCGTACTCTGATTCAAGGGCGGGAATTTCCTCGGCAGTGGTTATAAATTTCGTGTAAATTGGGACACGCGCAGACATTTGGTATTTTTCGGATATCTGTACGGAATCATCCAATTTCCGGAATGTATCATTGATTTTCGTTAGCTCATCAAAACCAAGAACAAGTGCGCGAGCTAGATCGTGAGTCCGGATACCGGACGCCCCGCCCTTTACCGCCGAATCAAGCTCATCAAGCGACGCACCGAAATACAAACCCAAGCGTTCAAGCTGGCGATTGAATAAACCTTTACCCCAGTTAGACGTAGCGCGAATCCAAAGATATGCGTTCTTACGATTGCGGGCTACTTTGGCCGACACAAAGAAACGCAACACCTCATCCAATTCGGAAAAATGCTGCTTATAGTCAATCACGATGGCGGGATTAGCCGACGCGGGGAGCGACTCGCTCTTCAGATCGAACGGGACCACCGCAGACGCTATCGTCCGCCCCGTATCAATTCGCGGCTCAGTACAAAAAATATCAGTCCGAAACGCATAACTGGCGCATTGACGGAACGCTTTGAGATAATCAAGAAACACACGAGGTGCGACGGTGTGAACACGTTCTTCGATTTTTTTTAATGTAGTTGCCTGATACAAATCGGACATAAGTGCAAGCGTATCAGTTAGTCCGGGCATGTCGAAAAAATTTCCGACGTTTAGGTTTTTCTCAATCAACCGGACTGCTTCTTTTTCGTTGTATCTGTGAAGGGCGTACTCATCCGTTAAGAATTGAACACTGTTTTGCGCAGCGATCCAGAACGATCGATTGACCGCGAGTCGCAACCACTCACGATTGATTACATAGGTGGGAAATCCCGCGCCGATTTTGGCCAAGTGCATGTCCAACACACCATGCACACCCGCATCAATCTCGGCGCAAAGCGCGTCGATAGTGTCGGGTGTGGCATCGGCGGTCTGTATCGGCGCCGTGTACCATGATGTGCAACCCGCTACGGAGCGGGGGATATCCTGGCGACGGAGACGATTGCGCGGGTCGCCTTGCGCACCCCATTTACTCTTGTCCAGGCCGGAACGATACATAAGCCGTTCCATGCGGGGCATGTCGCCACCCGTCCAGAACGCAAGGTGAGACGCAAGCGCCATTGCGGCGCTCGACGAGTCGTAACCGCGCTCCGATGCCTCTGGCCAGATCGCGCCAAGTGCAACCGCGTCACCTTCCCATAGTTGGCGGAAAGTGGCACGATCCGCAACGGAACCAAACACCTGAGCAGCCGTGCGACGTTCGCCAACCGCGATAGCTTTTGCGATTAGCGCGTCATCGTCCGGGATGGGCGTGCCGCCACGCGGACCTTCCGTCCAATCGGTAGAGGGCGCGGCAAGCGAGTCAGTGTCGAGCGCGGGCAGAGTGGTAGTAATGTCGGCAAGCGCGTAACGGCGCTCCGGATTCCACTGACTCACCGTGTACATGCTCGGGCGAGTCGGGTCCTTAAGGTGGCGCGTCATAGGAAGACGCATCACACGGGCGGGATTGATGACTGACTTGTCCGATCCGTAGTGTTGCGCAAGTCGGCGCTGAACGTCGCGGAACGTATCCGCATCGGTTATGGTGTCGCGCTCGAGCAACCAATACACATGGTGGTTTCCGTCGCGCACAGTTACGATGGACGGCTGGACGTGCCAAGCGGTCGGAAGCGGCGCGCCGTGGTCTAGATCGATCCAGGCGGCATTGTAACGGGTAATATCCGCGTCGGTCGGACCACCCTGGTTCGGCAGGAAGAACGTGCCATATCCTGCGGCGGAAAAAGCGGACGCTTCGTCACGTACGGACTGCCATGAGCCGGACAGGTTGTGACCGGGGAGGTTCGCTTCACGCGGTGCGGAGTCGTGGAATTGGCGGAAATGGCCGGTTGCCGGATCGGGCCAGAACGCGGACAGGAATTGTTCAGTGGTGATCACGAGCGAGACTCCTCAGCAACAAGGAGTCGGAGCGATTCAAAGACGCAATTGAGCAAGTCATTTCGTGCCGCATAGTAATCCGACGACGTGTCCGAAATTACCCTTATTCCGGTACTCTCGGCGTCGCGGAAATCCCGCATACGGACGACCTGTCCGATTCCGCAGTCCCCCGAGGCGCGACGGCATATGTTGTAGTCGTCAATCCACTTAACACATTCCGCGTCTAATACGAACGTCGATTCGCAGAACTCACGAAGCGCCGCCGGGTCGATATCCAGCGTCACACCGTGATGACGGGCGATAGATTCAAGAGACGATACGAGTTTGTGCATGTGGGGCATTCCTCTTAAGTCAGACCTCTTGGTAAAAGACATGCCGGGGTCAAGAGGCCAAACCCGATCCGAGGGATCAACTCGGACTTTTTGCGGCATGCGGAACAGTGTGTATCGAATGAGGTGAGCGTGTCAAGCGGTTAATAATGTTGCGCGGATCAGCAGTGTTAAGCAACTTTATATTTTCGCGTAATTTAGCGGTGCGACGGTATAATTTATATAATTTGCCGAATTTGCCGCTTCGGGGAGGTATATAAATTATACGGGATGACACAAATCCCGGTTGCGCTACACGTATCGTTAGGAGTTGAGGAATTTCAACGGTGTAGCGTGTTTCCCGATTTCGGCCTACTCCCTTATATAGAATCGAATCCATATACCCATACCATCTATTGATTCTTCTATCTTCTCTGACTCTTAAGGAAAAGAAGGAAACAAGGATACAGAGTTGGAATTGCTCACTTTTTTGGCGATACCGATTCCGAAACACGACGAAACAACGATACACCTTGAATCTGCCCCCATCTGTGGCATACTGACGACATGGAAAACTCTGGTGTGAAATTCGATAGCGGTAAAGACCCGTGGCACTTGCTCCCGTGGGATGCGGTGCGCGGGATTGTCCGGGTGCTTGCTTACGGATCGGAAAAGTACCAAGAGCGTAGCTGGGAGTCCGGAATGGATTGGAGCCGTCCGTATGCGGCTCTAATGCGACACATGACGGCGTGGTGGGAACGCGAGGAAGGCGACCCGGAAACCGGATTTTCTCACCTGTGGCACGCTGGGTGTTGTATACTGTTTCTCATCGCGTATGAGGCGCGGCGAGTTGGCAAGGATGATAGGCCATGATCATAATCCCGTTCACCGTCGCTCTAACTGTCGGAATTGTTGCGCTATGTTTGAATTGAGCCAGGAACAGCTTGCGCTCTGGAACGCGCTTACGCCGCTGCAACAGCGCGTGTGTACGTACAAGCTTGAGGCGAAGTACAGCGATGCGGAGTGTTACAGGCGGGCCGGTGGTCGGGCTAAATCGGACGGATCGGTACGGACTAGCGTTTCTGAAATCATGGCTAACCCGAATGTCGTGGCCTATCTCAACGCTATGGCAAAGTCCAGCGTTACAGACAAAGTAATGAAGCGCCAAGAAATGGCGGAGCGTCTGTCTTTACTTGCGCAGACCAAAGTAACGGATGTTATCGACTTCCATCCGGGCAAAGATTTAATTGACCCTGATACGGGCGATATTGTCAAAGGTCAAACTTTTTGGTCATTGAAAGACCCGGAAGACATGGGTGGTGCAGGATTACTTGCCATTAAGGAAGTTACGGCAGGTCGCAACGGGTTGACCATCAAGCTGCATGACCAGATGGTTGCCATGAAACAATTGTCCGATCTGGCCGGGATGAATGCGCCGATCAAGACCGAGACGGTAGTTAAACGCTCGTTGGAAGATTTCTACGATGAAACAGACAATCCTGATAAGTGACGCTGAAAAGATTGCCAAGTTGCGCGGCTTTGACCAGATTATAATCATCGGTCGAGTCGTTGGCGATGCTGGTTTTGAACACGTGACTACTTACGGGAAAAATGCAGAGCATTGCTCCGCCGCTGCGAAAATAGGCGACTTCCTTAAATATCGCGTAATGGGCTGGCCGCGTGGCGACGCTTAACCCCGTACTGCGGGACTTTTGGCGAAAGAAAGCCCGATACCGCATCCTGTACGGCGGGCGCGCTTCTAGCAAGTCGTGGGACGCGTGCGGGTTTATTCTGTTCCTAGCACAGCATTGCACCGTCCGTGTATGTGCATGTCGCCAATTCCAGAATAAAATCACCGAATCGGTCTATACGCTCTTGGTCAATCGGATCGAGGCGTTCGGCCTGTCCGATCAATTCACCATCCTGAACAACTCCATCGTTTGCAACTCCACCGGATCGGAGTTCGTGTTCTATGGGTTGTGGCGCAATATCGATGAAATCAAGTCTCTCGAAGGCATTGATATTCTATGGATCGAAGAGGCACATAATCTAACCGAAGAACAATGGAAGATTATAGAACCGACGATCCGTAAAGAAGGCTCGCAAATCTGGATCATTTTTAACCCTCGATTTGCGAGCGACTTCGTTTATCAACGATTCGTCATCAATCCGCCTCCGAATAGTGTGGTACGGAAGATCA